CAAGATCACTTTTACCGACACCAACCCTGCCACCTGGACCTTCTACGGCTATGTCACGCACTTCAGCGTGCAAGGCGGTGTGGATGCGGTCGTGCAGGCCTCCGTGACCATCGAGATCGATGGCGACATCACCGAAGCTTAAAGAGAGACCCACCCATGTTGACCCGTGAACAAATCCTGCAGAGCGACGATCTGCCTCGTGAAACTGTCCAAGTCCCGGAGTGGGGCGGTGAGGTGCAGGTGCGCACCATGACCGGTACTGACCGGGACGCCTTCGAAGCCAGCTTGATTGGCAAGGAGGGTCGCCTTGAGAACGTGCGTGCCCGCCTGGTCTCGCTCACCTTGTGCGACGAGACGGGGAGCCGTCTTTTCAGCGATGGTGACATCACGGCACTCGGTGGCAAGAGCGCCAAGGCACTGGACCGTGTGTTTGCTGTGTCCCAGCGTCTGAACGGTATTGGCGCTGATCAGGTGGACGCCGCAAAAAACGCCTGATCGCCCATCCTTCGCGACGCTTTGTGTTCCGGCTGGCGCTGGCTTTGGGCCTGCCGGTGCGCGAGATGCTCGCATCGATGGGGTCGGACGAGCTGACCGAGTGGATGGCGTACTACCAGCTCGAGCCCTTCGGGGACTACCGGGCCGACTACAGGTCCGGCGTGGTGGCCTCCACCTTTGCCAATGCCCACCGGGCCAAGGATGCGGGGCCGTTTCGGCCAGAGGACTTCATGCCATTCCTCGAAAAACCGCAACCCACCCAACCTCAAGACGAAACACAGCTCAATGTGGCCCGGTTCAAGGCCATGTTCGCGCATAAGGTGATGAAGCATGGCTGATATCGGCTCCCTGGTGGTCAAACTCGCAGCGGAAACGGCCGATTTCCGCGAAGACCTGGGCAAGAGTGCATTGCTTTTGGAGCGCCACGCCGAATCCATGCGTGGCTCCCTTGAAAAAGTGGCCGAAGTCGCCAAGACCACCTTTGCCATCGCCATCGGCGTGGAGTCGGTGGGGGCACTCAAGGAGTTGGTGGCCCACACACTGGAAACGGTGGCCGCCCTGCAGGATTTGGCCGAGCAGACCGGGGCGAGCGCCACGGCCCTGTCCGGCTTTGCACCGGTGGCCACCATCTCTGGCGTGGCGATGGAGCAGATCGGGGTAGGCCTGACCAAGCTCTCCAAGGGTCTGGCCGGGGTGGACGATGAGACCAAGGGTGCTTCCCAGGCCCTACAGTTTCTGGGCATCAAGGCCAAGGATGCAGGGGGAAACCTGCGCGATCCGGCCGAGGTCATGAACGACATTGCCCTGAAACTGTCCAATTTCGAGGACGGGGCAGGCAAGACAGCCATTGCGCTTGAGCTGTTTGGCAAATCTGGGGCGGGGCTGCTGCCCTTCCTCAAGGACCTGGCCGCCAACCAGGACCTGAACATCCGGCTCACTGAAGCAGAGATCGAATCTGCCGAGAAAGCCTCGAAGGCGCTGGGCCGCATGCGGGCCGAGCACAACTTCGTCGCCCAGACCATCGTCACGGCCGCACTGCCTGCCCTTGAAGAGCTGGTGGGTGAGCTCAAGGCCGTGATGCTGGGCACGCACAACACGGCTGAGGCCATGGTCAAGCTGCGAGACGATGGCACGCTCAAGACCTGGGCGCAGGACACGGCCTATGGCATTGCCATCGTGATCGATGCGCTGCGTGGTGTGATCCAGATGGCCAAGGCGGTGATGGGCAGCTTCGAGGCGGTCTGGGCCGATATTGAGTTGCTTGGCACTTTCCTCGCCGGTGGCAAGGGGCTCAACCCGTTTTCCGAGGAGAACCAGGCCACCCTCAAGACCGCATTGGAAAAACGCAATGCGATCGTTGAAAAAGCCAACCAGACCTATGTCGACCTCTGGAAGATGCCACTCTTAGCCGATGCGGTCAAAGAACGGTTCAATGCCATCAACCGGGGTGAGACGGAGGCTGCAGCCGAAGCCAAAAAGCCCAAGTTGAACTACAACTCGGCCACTGGTGCGCTCACCGCAGCGGCCATGGCCAAGATTGAGAGCGACATCAAGCAGCTGCAGGGGCTGACCGATGTGGAAACGGGCCTTCTGAAGGACCGGCAAAAGATCATCGACCTCTACGAGGGGCAGGGTTACATCAGCTACAAGGAGGCCAGTGAGGCCCGGCTGAACGCTCAACAGGAATTCACGGACCGCCTGGGTGAGTTGTATGCGCAGGAAGAGTCCATCTTGAAGCGTGGCCTGGCCACCGTGGCCAAGACAGCCCAGGACAAATTGAAGCTGCAAGACAAGCTCTCGGAGATCACCCTGCGCCGAGAAAAGCTTGAGCGTGAAGCCCAGCAGTCCAACCTCGAGCGTGACATCAAGCTGCCGGGTGAAACGCTCAAGGATCTGCAGGAGCAAGTGGCCAGGAGCCAGGGTCAGCTGCGATCCACAGAAGAGCAAATCAAGGTCCTGCGTGAGACCGGTTCGATCAGCGAGATCGATGCGCTGAAACGTCTGTCCGCTGCCAGGCGCTCCAGTGCTGATGAGTTGGCGGATTTCGCGGCCAAGGCCAGAGAGCTGGTGGAGGCCACGCCTGGCAACGACAAGTTGGCCGAATCGTTTCGGCGCATCGAGGAAGCGGCCCGTCAGGCAGCCGATGGAGCGGCCTTACTGGGGCAGCGGGCCCTTGAGTTGTCAGACCCCGGTGCTGGGTTCTCCAAGGCGCTTCGCACCCTGGGTGAAGAAACCGAGCAGGTGGGCAAGCAGATGGAGGCGGTGACCACCAAGGCCTTCAATGGGATGACCGATGCGCTCACCAACTTCGTGATGACCGGCAAGTTGGACTTCAAGTCGCTGGCCACGTCCATCATCTCGGACCTGATCCGCATCCAGATCCAGCGTGCCATCACGCTGCCCATGGCCAAGGCGCTGGGAAGCATGTTCGGGTTTGCCGATGGCGGAATCATGACCTCAGCTGGACCTTTGCCGCTGCGAGCGTACGCCAGTGGCGGGGTGGCCACCACGCCTCAGCTGGCGGTCTTTGGCGAGGGTTCCATGGCAGAGGCCTATGTACCGCTGCCCGATGGCCGCTCGATCCCCGTCACCATGAACCAGTCCTCATCTGGGGGCGGCGATGTGTTCAACATCTCGGTCAACGTAGCCGAGGGTGGGGTGACCAGCAGCGCAGGGCAGGGCAAAGACCTGGGGCGGGCGATTTCCAGCGCGGTGCGGCAGGAGCTGCTCAACCAAAAGCGGGCCGGTGGTCTGCTGGACCCGCGTCGGCAGTGATGCATTGAAGGATTTTCATGGCGACATTCACATGGATCGCTTCGATTGGCGCTTCGCTCAACCTCAAACCCAATGTCCGCAAGGTCTCCTTCGGCGACGGGTACGAGCAGCGTCTGGCCTTTGGCATCAACACCCAGCCCGAGGTCTGGTCGCTCGAATTTCGGGGCAAATCTACGACCGAGGCGGCTGCCATCGACAACTTCCTGCGTGCCCGTGGGGCGGTTCAGTCATTCGACTGGGCCACCCCGAGTGGCATTGCGGGCAAATTTCTGTGCGAGGAATGGAGTCGCACGGTGGAAGAACCCAATCTGGAAAACATCCGAGCCACGTTCAGGCAGGTGTTTGATCTCTCGTGACAGCCCAAACCATGACGACATTAGCCATCACCACAGAAATCCAGAAGCTCTCCCCGAGTGCCGTCATCGAGCTCTTCGTGATGGACCTGACCCTTTTCAATGAAGGTGTGGTTCGATTTCATGCGGGCACCAACCAGCTGCGCCGTCAGGTTGTCTGGCAAGGCAATACCTATGAGCCGTTTCCCATTCAGGCTGAAGGCTTCGAGTTCAACGGCAACGGGCAGGTGCCGCGTCCCAAACTCAAGGTGGCCAACGTCACGGGAAGCATCACTGCGCTGATCCTCACTTACCAGGACCTGGTGGGGGCTCGGGTCACGAGAAAGCGCACGTTGCTCAAGTACCTTGATGCCGTCAATTTCGGCACCGGTACCAACCCGACTGCAGACCCGACCGCCGAGTTTGCCGACGATGTGTATTTCATTGATCGAAAGTCACGAGAGACCAGGGATGTGGTCGAGTTCGAGTTGGCTGCTTCGTTCGATCTCGAAGGAGTGTCCTTGCCCAGACGGCAGATTGTTCAGAACGTCTGCCCCTGGAGCTACCGGGGCTCGGAATGCGGCTACACCGGGACGGCCTATTTCAACGCCAACGATGAGACGGTGACTTC